CTCTTTTAATTAGCTTTAGTTCAATAGGACTAGAAACAGCGTCTAGTTTTGTAATTATATCTCCAGCAATACTTTCTCGTTTACTCATAATCTAATAGCCTTGTTAAATATCTCTCTTATCTTATCTTCATCTCTTCGTCCAATAGCAAAAAATGGTCTTTGTGGCATTTTACCATGTCCAGTATCATGGAAGAAAGCCTTTTTATTTTCTTCTTGTCTGCGGAAGAATAGACTAGCTTTATTTCTTGTTGCTTTAAAAGTTAATGATCTAAACATTCTACCAGTATCAGTTAAATCTACGAATGATATTTGCCTTCCTCTTTTGGCTCTGTCTTTTCTTGCTGATTTTGAATAAGGTCTAAATCTACCTCCATCTGGCATTTGACCTTTTTGTGTCTTATCCGTTATTTGTTGGATACCATAAGCTGACGCTTGAGATAAACCTTTTTGAATATTGCTTGGTATTTTTCTTTGTAAGGATTTAATGTAATTAGTAACTTCTATTGTGTTAGCTTTAACTTTAATATCTGCTACCATTACCTAGTAAGGCGTAATGTATGTATGGCTTCTTTTTCTGAAGCTGATACTGTTCCTCCTCCATCTTCATCATATTCCACACCATCTCTTAATATAGCTTGAAACTCTTCTGCATATCTTGATCTATAATAATCTATTTGAACTTGGAAACTATCTTTGCCTTCACCTGTATCTGGGTCACGCCATTTAGTAAGCTGGGGAAATATATAATCTGCAAAAGCCTTATAACAAGTTGCTCTTCTCCATTGTGTTGTTGTGAGTTTAGAGTTTGTCATTTCTATTGATGTAACTTTAGTTATATCTTTATAACGTACTGTGTGGCGGTATCTTTCCCACCATTCTTCTCTAATTTGTCTTAAAACATCATCTTCAGCGTGTTGAAGTTGAGTATCCCATGAAGCAATACCATAAGCCGCTATATCTGGCTGGTATTCTTGCAAATGAGATAATGCTACACTAAAAACAGTTGTTGTCATTATCTACCTAAACATTGACCATTACAATTACACATCTTTAACTCTTTTCTTTTTTTTAGGTGTACTCTTTTTTTCTTCACTATACAATTTAAAACCTCTGTACTCCCACATCTTTTGATTTTTTTCCCAATCTATTTCTGGGCGTTCTATTATCTTTGAACCTCTAACTAATTTTATCATCATAAACTCCTATAAATAAAGGGGGTTATTAAACCCCCTTGTATTAATTAATTATTGGATAGAAGAGTCTGCGATTACTTCAATTCCGTAAGAATCATGTAATTCACCTACACCATATACCGCCGTAGCAACAATTTCATCAGCTCTAAGACTTGCATCACGCTGAGTTTCAATTTTAATATCTTGCATCATTGCTAAACCTAAAGCGTCTTTATGGAACATTCCGCCTTTGTAATCTCCAGCAGTTCCAGTATTTGACATATTACCTGTTTCAAATATTTTGATACCAGCAATCTGACCAATGAAACCATTTCTCAATGCTTCATTTGATAGATCAGTTGATAGACCAGCAAAAGTATTTGTTAATCCAGATTTTAAGTCATAAGCTACTTTAGGGTGCAACACACAATACGTTTCATCAACTGGCAGTCCAGCCGCTCTTAAAGTTGAAGCCGCATTAAATATAGTTGCCGCAGATAAAGCCGCACTATCAGTTCCAACCGCAGTTGAAAAACCATCAAATAGAGCAAGTAAGTCTTGATCCATTTTTTTTGCGATACCTTCACCAAATAATCTACCAATATCAGCCGCAACATTTCTTGGTGCTGAATTTCTTGCTAGATCAGTTAAAGTAGTCATTACACCAACCTCAGAAGCTGTAATAGTTACAGAACTAGGATTGATTGCAGTATTTGACAGATCGGTTGCTTCATTTACAGCCGCCGCCGCAACAGCCGCATAGATTGGTACTTCTACAGATTTACCGCCACCAGCGATTGTATAATTTTTAACCAAATTTCTCATTATAGATTTCTCTTGAATGACAAATTGTGCTTCCGCTACTATCTCAGTATATAGTTCCGATAGCGTGGAACTTGTTGATTCATTAGCCATAGCTAACTCCTTTAAATATTATGTTAAGTTAATGACAGATGGCTTTCCATCTCTTTCCTTCTTATATTCAGCGTAACGCTTCCTATCGTCTGGGTTTGTCATATCTAAATCCGCAATTTTAAAAGGAGTTGCGTTAACCTTACCCACATTCGCCTTACTTCCACTCCCAGAAGGAGTTGCCGCTTGAAAGTGAGGGTTCTGCGTAATGAACTCTTGAACATAATCATCTACACTCAATAATTCGCCTTTTGAATTATAACGTGGTTGATTATTTTCTGCAAGTATTTCTACACGTCCTTCATCATTTAATTTAACTTTGCTTTTGAGAAGGTTTGTTACTTGCTCTGGATTGATTGCTTTATTCTTAACTGCTGAATTTACTAAAGCGTCATTTACTTTTGTTTGCTCTAGTTGTTTTTGTAATGCTGTTTTCTCTTCGTTATGTTTATCAGCTTGTTGTTTTAATAAATCTTCAAATTCACCACGCTGTTTTTTACGCTCAATCTCTTGTTCTTCTTTTTCTTTCATCGCATTTCTTGCGGCTTCTAGATTATCAGTACCAAGTTCTTTATAAATTTGTGATCTTTCCTGTGCTAATCTTTTTTTAACAGCATCTTCTAGTTGCCTTCTATTATATAAACTTTCTTCTGTTTTTTTTTCTTCAACTTTTACATCTTCAACTGCTTTATCAACTGGTGCAGTTTCTTGAACCGTATCCGTTTTTTGCTCGTCAGCCATAGTCATCTCCTTAGTTATTAATATTTAATGTTTAAACCATTTTCTTGAAACTTATTTATTTCATTTTTATTTAATTGTCTATTTTCTTGTAATGTTGCTGAAACAATATCAGCTAATTCGTCTTGCACATCATTTTCTAGCCCATGAATAACAATAGGAAAATCATCATATTTTTCCTTATATTGTTCAACTAAAACATAAAGTTTATCAATCATAATTTATTAAACTCCTTAAATACATTGTCATATCCACCTTTTACATTAGGTGCAAAATGCTTCATTAGTTTATTTTCAATAATTCTGATATTTTTATCAGCTTGAAAATTCATTGTTAAATGTTGAGCAAACGCTTCAGCAGTTTGCCCTTCAGTTATTACTCTTTGTCCAGATTGAAAAACTTTTGGAAATGAATTATAGTATGCTTTTCCATGACCAAATCCGATTGTTTCTTTTGTTATAGCACCTACAAAATCCTGAAAAGTTTCAGAAAATTGATTATGAGTATATTTATGTTTTAATTGTAATTTAAAAAAATAAATCATTTTATTCGTTGGATTAAAATCAACGCCCTTTACTATTGCTGTGGATTTTAAGTATTGGATAATTTCTTGATCTGATAAAATACTTGTTTCGTTATCGCTTAAATTTTTATAATATTTTTTTGTTGCATCAATTCTTTTTTGATCTCTAAATGTACCTAAAGGTTCTCCGTCTGTTGCTTTTCTTTTTTCATTATAAAGTGCTAATTTTCTTTTAGATAAATTTTTACTTAATGATTTTGCATCTTCAACAATATTGTCTGCTGTTAATGTTGCAACACTTCTTACTTGTGATAATTCTCTACTATAAAGAGTTCCAAGAACTTTTGAATTTTTTGATAATTTTTCCCATAAATCTAAGTTTTTATTATCTTTAAATAAAACAATAAGTTGTTCATCAATTCTATGTCCATACTCGTGAATAAAAGTTTTTGTTTTTCTTAGACCTCCAGTATTTAAAATATCTCCTTTTCCTCCTCTATACTCTCCTCTACCACTTGCTTTAAACTGTTTTAATGGTGGCAAAATAGATATTACTTTAGAAACAGAAGTAACTTTATTTCCAAAACCTTCATTTAATAAATCTTTTTCATCATCAGAAACTTTTCCAAATATACTTGTTGGTGTTTCTTCTTCTTCTGGAATAACATCTTCCTCTAATTCAACAACAGGTATCCAAGTATGTCTGCATCTATATCCACCTCTAACAATAAATGGGTCACCTTCTGATTTACCAGCCCAAGAACCTTGCCATATTTCTCGTATTCTATCTTCAGTATATGTTTTGCCTATATGAAGCCTACAATGATCTCTGCTATCTCTAACTAATGTTCCAGTATATTTATATTTATCTAGTCCAGCTTCTTTTGCTTTGAATACTGTAAACTGTCCATCAAATTGCATTACTGAATCATGGGCTATTTGACTTGCATAAGTTGACATTGATCGCCCTCTTCTATCTACATCTCCAGTAATTAACCCTCTAATATCCTTAACCATCTCATTAAAAGGCTTACCAGCAATAGCATTTTGATAAACATTAGCTGATATTTCTGTTAAATATCTATTAGCTATTTCCTCAAATCCAGAAAATGATTGAAACTTTAATTGATTAATCGTTAGTAAATCAACCTCTGTTAATGATTTAAACTTATCTGGAATATTAAGTTGTCCAAACTCTTCCATGAAACTATTCACAATTTGGTCATAATCTCTAACCAGCGTATCAGTATCTATTCTGTACTGCTCCATGTATTGTTTTAAGTCTTTGCGTAAATCAATAGATATTTTAGTTGTTAAAATATTATCGTCATTTGTTGCTTTGGAGATACCAGAAATAATATCTGCTTCTAGGTTCTCTAATGTTTTTTTGATTTGTGCTTCGTGAGAATCAGCTAATCTTTCTAATATTTCTTGCCTTGCCATTATACATTAAAACCTTTTCTCCAAGATTTTAAAGCCCAATAGACTGGGGCTAGGGTTTTTTGTCCTCGCACCTTTTTGAGAATAGCCCCATGTCTTGCTAAGAAACTCTTTTGTCTAGCTGGATTAGACTTTTTAATCTTCATATTAGGGTCACCAAATCTAACCTTCTTTACATTACCTGTTGATCTATCTTTAACATACACCCCAAACTTCTTACGCTCTCCAGAAGTTCTAAAGGGTTTATTTAATTTAACTGTTCTGCCTTGATACTTAGCCATTATTTTCTCTTCTTTTTTCTTAAATCTAAATCATGTTTTCTTGAGCCACGCAAAAAGGAATTAACTCTACCCATAGACCAAGCCGCCATAGGAACTCTTCTAGAACCAGCACTTAGAAAAGCACCTTGTCCTCTTCTGTAAACTTTAGCTAATGTTCCATAAGTATATCTCTTTGACGCTTTAGCTTTACGCCTAAGTGTTGCTTTTGTACTTGCTGATAAAGGTTTTCTAAATCTACTAGCCATTATGCTTTGCTCCTACTTCTCAATAAACTCTTAGGAATAAAGCCACCAGATTTATATAATGATGATACTTTCTTGATTAACTTGGCTCTCTTTTTTCTTTTCTTACCCTTTAATCCAGATAAATACTTCTTTGGAAGTCCTGTACTTTTGTCTTTAGGTGTTGCTCTACGCTTCTTCGCCATTGTCATCTGTAGGTAATGTTGTTGAGAATTGACCAATAGCTGTTGTACTAGAGTCTATTTCATTATTAATTGAATTAATTGCTTCATCATCATCTACAACTGCTCTTGCAATTTGTTTATCTATTTCTTTAATAAATGTTTCTGATTTAACGCCACTAGCTTTTGCTACTTGTAAGAATTGTAAATCAGCCGCATAATCTCTTAAATCAAATGTATCTGGGTAGTCTATTTCACCATCAAATGCTTTGTTTTGCCATTTAGCAAACAATGACCAAATAGTTTCCTCTGCATTTTCTAATAGATCAGCTTTTTCAGATAGCCTTGCATTAAGTAACTGGAACTCAGTTTGTAATGCAATACCAGAATTAACAGTTTTCTCCGTACCTCTAACTGAACCCATATGTGTTATTCTATCAATAGCACTAACTTTCATCTGAATTGTTTTCATTATGCTGTCTAATGATTGAGAACTAGGTTGAATGATATAAGGTTTTAAATTTGCGTCCATATCTTCTGGCATCTCAATAATGCTACCAGCACCAGCACTAGCTTCAACATTAGGTGTTTTAACTAAACTAGGGTGGTTAGATAACCTTATTAACTGCTCAATCTCTGAATAATCATTGTAAATAGACTGTTGTAATTCTGCAACATCAGATAGATCACTAATACCTATTGCTCTACGCATAGATTTTTGATTGTATAAAATTACTGCTGGTATTTCTCCTAAAGCATTTGGCTGTTCATCAATCTTTACAGGTTTAGAACTAGCATAATGTTTCATATACTCATCTACTCTGTAGGTAGTAATATCCTCTGGCGTCCAAACTTTGACGATTGCTTCTTCCTCGTTTATATCTTCAATAATAGTTAATGAAGTTAAATAAAATCTTCCATTAGGTAATCTTTCATATTTCCAGTTTGTTACATTCTCTGGAGTATAGATTGAGATATATGGTCTGATATCTTGAGATAATTCTTCGGCTCTAGTTTTTGCTATGGTAGCTGGTTTATCTATAATAGCCCAACAAGAACCATAAACAGAGGCGTGTTGTTGCATATCTTTAATAACGTTATGAAAAGATCTACCATCTAAATCAGCATCTTGCAGAAATGACTCTAATTGAGGATCGCCTGTCATAGTGCCATAATCTCTGCTTGGAGGAACGCGGAAAAGGAAACTTGAATAAATTTGTACTACGTTGCGACAGTGATTGTCTAGCGGTGTGAAGTCTATACGCTTTATGTATTCATCATCTTGTTCTAGAATATATCGGTT